CCGTTGGCGACCAGATTGGCGATGACCGACAGGGGCCAAGGCACCCCTTTGCTTCCGCCTGACTTCTTAGTGTCCTGCTCCCAGAACTTAGGCCAATTACTTACTAAGACGTAGCCGGCGAAGGCTTCCAGCATGGCGTAGAACTTCGCAGGATTATCATTCAAGCGCATGATGCGCAGCTTGTCCACCCAGCCGATTTCCCCGAGCGGTTCCTCGGCGCAGACTTGGCAGGCGAAGATGAGGTCGGCAGGTGTCACGCCTCGGTCGCCCGTGATCAGGGGCGAGTCGAAGGCCATCAGACGCACCCGGTATTTAAGGCACCACGGATAAAGAGAACGACCCAGCAGCCGAAACGGAGCCGGGTCTATCTGGCTATTCAGAAACCTACGATCCACCCCTGTAAGCCTATCCCCACCGCGGGGAAGTCAAAGGGCAATTAGTAGGTGATGAGTTCGTAGCATTCGGCGGTCACCGAGACGCTGACGAAACCTTGCGAGCTGCCCTTGTCATCGACCTTGGTAATCACGCCAGAGTAGGAGGTCGAAGCGGAGCCGCCCGGGTAGGCCGAGGCGGTCTTGACCGTGAAGGAGAAGGTCGCGCCGAGCTGGGGAACCGAGGTGGACTTGGCGACCCCGTCGACCGTGATTTCGCTCTTTCGGTCGTCGTAGCGGGCCGTGACGGTCACGCCCTCTTCATTGACCACCGTGGAGGTGTTGTTGAAGCTGGACGAGACGGAGTAACTTTGGACGAACAGGGACGCGATCTGGTTAATCCCGATGCCGTACAGACAGACTACGCCTTTGTTGACTTCGCTCATTTCTATTGCTGGCTTTGGAATTACTCCGGAGGAAGGACGGTCAGGATGTCGAAAGAGAAGGCAGTCGCCCAGGAGCGCTCGTCGACCCCTTCGTCCTCGGAGGTCATCGTCACGTCGTAGCAGGTCGCGTCCCCGGTGGCGACGAAGGCGGCCTTGATGCTCGTCAGGTCACGCATGTTCCCGGCAAGGGCGGCGCAGCGGGCACGGTGATCGGCGAGGGTCGTGTCGTCCGCGTTGGAGAAAAGGGTGATGCGGACCGAGCAGGCGTAGTTGCCCAAGCCTTCGGGCAGGTCGGCAGGGGCACGGGCGGACTCGCATAGGACGACCGCTTTGGGAAGGGTCTGGGTCGCGGCGCTGTCCCCCGTGAGGAAGGTGACGCTGGTCAGCCCGGTCTGGGTCGAGAGGTAGGAGGCGAGGGTGCCCTCTACGATGTGGCGGATGGAGATGGTTCCCATAAAGTGTTAGCGGCGGTTCGCCTGCTGGATGGTCGTGTTGAGGTGCCGCTCAAAGCGGGCCTTCATTTGTTTGATGCGGCTGGCATAGACGAGGTCGAGGACGCTGGCGTCCACCCCGATGTTATTCACGTTGCCCTGCGTATTGGTAACGCTCAGCTCGACGACCTTCTGGTTGGCGGTCAGGCTATTGGTTCCAGGCACGCGGTTGTGGCGGTTAATCCATGCCACCTTGAGCAGCTTGACCCCGAAGTCCTTGGGGATGCCGTTGATGACGGGCTTCGGCAGGGAGCGCAGGGCGGAGGCCCAGCCGGCCTTGATCATGCCGACCATCTGCTGGCGGTCGCGGATGTATTGGTCGAGGGTGGACTTGGACTCGACTAGCATCTTGATTTTGACGGGGCGGGCGGACTTGCCGATGCGGCCTCCGAACTTGCCCTTGATGCGGTCGTGGGGCGGGCGGAGTTCCTCGACGAACCCCTGCCCGTAGTCGGTCATGACAGGGTTGGTCGTGTTGAAGTAGTTCTTCGCCTTCTTGAACGCCCGGTCATAGTCCTGGTCGTTGGCGATTTTCCGCATGATGGGCGGAAGTCCCTTGAGCGCTTGGAGCGTCCCCTTGCCGATAATTTTATTGAACAGGCCGAGGTCGTTGGTCTTGGTCGCGTAGGCCAGCTGATTGGCGAGGAGGCTGGCGGCGGAGTTGGCGTTGCGGTCGTTCGCGGCGACGTAGAGTTTACGGATGTCCCCGGCAACCGCGTTGTCACCTGCGGTCTGGGCGGCCTTGGACAGACCACGGCCTCCGCCCTTCGGCATGGGAGGGGTGAAGGTGGCGGCATCCTGGCAGGCGAGGGCGGCCTGTTCGAGCGCCGCGTCCCGCATGGTCTGGCCCGTGTTCGCGGCGAACTGACGGAGGGCAGCGATGAACTCAGCCTGAGACTTAGGACTGATGCTGACCGAAACCACGGGTTACTGGTTATCGTCGATGACGACGAGGGTGATCCATGCCGACCCGGGCTTGTAAGTCTGGGTCGTGATGCGGACGGTCTTCCCGCCGGCTACGATTTTCTTACCTTGGGCAAGGGAGGCGATGGGCACCCCTCCGCTGAGGGTAGCCGCCGAAGCCCCCGTAGAGCCGTCTGGGAGGCTCCAGGAGGCCGTTACAGCGGGGAGGCGGACAGAGTACTGTGTACGCTCCATATACCCCCCTGCTTCGAGGACGGTGGAGACGGCAGGGTCGGAGATGAGGCACTTGAAGGTGATGGCCCCCGCGTTGGCAGACCCGGCGACGCCGAAGTCCGCGATCATCTCCTTGGCGTCCGCCAGAAACTCAGAGTAGAGGCTCATCCTATACTTGCCCGCATTGGTAGGGGGTGGGCACAAAAAAGACCCCCATCGCTGGGGGTCTCGTTCGTTGCCTTGCGGCGGCTGATTAGGCCGTGGTGAGGCGGTTGAGGGAGGTCGCGCGACCGACAGCGGCACCGAAGAGCAGCGTGGCGGTGACGTTGTAGTAGCCGCTCTGCTCCTGGCCCATGAGGACCTGGACGCCGAGGCCGGTGTCGGCGTCGACAGCGTTGGCGACTTCGAAGCCCGGGATTTCGCCCATCGGGAGAGCCGAGGCGACCGCGATGGCGTCCGCGCCGCAACCGAAGCCGGCGAGGCTCTGGGAGTTGGTCGGGAGGCTGTTCCACTGGTAGACCGAGGCACCAGCGAGGGTACCGATGTTACCGGAGGTCAGGATGCCGGCGCCGAGGACGGAGTTACCGATGATGGTAGCGTCGCCGAGGAGGCCGTTGGCGTAGGTCGGGTTCAGGATGAACGCGCGGGGTTCAGCGGCCTTGGCGGCGTCGAGGACACCCTTGGAGGCGACGACTTCGGCGTACGAGAGGGCGGCGCCGGTGTTCGTGCCAGAGGCGTAGTTGCTCGAGGTGATGAGCGCGCCGATTTCAGCGAGGCACTTTTCAGCGAGGGCGTTCGCGGCGGTCGGGACGAAGGAGTTCGAGAGGAACGAGGCGCCGTAGGACTTGACGTCCAGGGGCGAGAAGCGGGACGAAACCTTGAAGTGCTTCAGGGTCACGTTGACGGCGGTGATCGTCGCGTCGTCCTGTTCGAGGTAGCCGTTCGCACCGAACTCGGTGGCGGTCGACACACCGATCAGGGGAACCTGGACGGTCTTGCCAGCGGCGGACTCAGCGGCGGTGAAGACGCTGGAGAAGGCGCGCAGGGCGGGGAGCTTGCCCTTGAGGGAAGCGATGACGGACTCGGCGAGGATAGCCGGGGCGTTAGCAATGGAGTTAGCCATGTTAGTTTATTATTGGGTGAGGGTTAGGGGGAAATTAGATGGCGGCCTTGATGATGGCGGCCTTGTTCGCGGCGAAGTAGTCGTTGCGCTCCTTGGAGCCGACAGGCAGGGACAGGAACGTCGCGAGATGGTCGACGGCCTCGGCGGAGGGCTTGGCGTCGGAGGGGCTGATTTCGACCGGGGAGACGCCGACGGAGGCCGCGATCTTGGCGGCTTCCTTGGAAGCGCTGACCTTGGTGGCTTCGTGCTGGGCGACCTGAGCCTTGAAGCCTTCGACTTCCTTGACGGCGACCTCGAGGGCGGCGGTCAGTTCGGCGAGCTTCGCGTCCTTGGAAGCGGCCTCGACCTTGAGGGCTTCGAGTTCGGAGGCGGCGCCGACGGTGAGCTTCTCCACGGTGGCGCGGAGGTCATCGCGTTCGGCGGTCACGCCCGAGATGGCGGCGGTGGCTTCGAGCAGCTGTTCTTCGATGGTCATCTTATGTTTGCTTTGATTGGAATTATTCGCGGACTGTTCGCGGTCGATTTGCTCGACCTTACGCTCCGCCCATTCGGCGGTCCGCATGATGTCGCCAGAGGTAGGGCCACCCCATAACGCCCACGCCACGGCGCCCGCTCCGGGGAAGTCCTCGCCGTCGGGCTTGTTGTTCGGGGCGTCCATGTCGGCACGATGCCGGCGGAACCAAGGCCCCATGCGGCGGAGCTTGTCTTCGGAGACGGAGCCGTCCGCCATTTCGCGGGCTTCGCGGAGAGTCTTGTCCGTCACGCCGTCCCCTGACTTGCCTTCGGCGTGCCATTCAAGGCCGCGCCGTGCGGCGGTCTGGACGTAGTCGGGGACGCTGATCGCCATTAGAACGAACGCAGGGCGTCGTTGAAGGAGTCAGCCAAGCCCGTCACCAGGCCCTGCTGGGCGGCCTGCTTGCCGGAGAAGGTCTGACCTTCCATGGCCTCGGCCTTCACCATCTTGCGCTTCATGTTCACGGCGTCCTTAAACTCGGCGTGGATGGTGTCCACGGAGGCTTGGAGGTTGCCGAGTTGGTTCTCGTCCAGGCTGGTGCCTTCGATGCCGGCTCCCTTGAACTTGCCGGACTTGATGACGACCATCTTGATGCCCGCCATCTCGGCGGCCTTGGAGTAGTCGGGGATAGCCATGTAGACGCCGATGGAGCCGACAGTCGAGGACGGGCTGGCGACCACGCGGTCCGCAGCCGAACCGATCCAGTAGGCGGCGGAGGCCATCTCGGAGTCCGTATAGGCGAGGGTAGGCTTGCCGAAGGAACGTACCTTATTGGCGAGTTCCTCAACGCCCGTGACGGTGCCGCCAGGGGAGGAGATTTGCAGGGCGACCTTTTCGACCTCGGGGTTCGCGGCGAACGCGTCGAGAGCGTCCGAGACTTCGTTCACGTCCACGGCGCCCATCATCTTCTCCAGGGGCGACAGGCCCTTGCCGATGACGCCGACGACCGGGATGATCCCGATGCCGTCGACGACGTAAGGCTTGGGGGCTACGCCGAAGAGCTGGGCGAGCATGTCCGTGAAGCCGAACTTCTCGGCGAGGACGGCATGGTCTTTCGCCTTGGTCGGGTCGATAAGGAGAGGCTCGCGGCCTGACAGGCCATTGGTGAGGAAGCGCATGATAAATTAGGAGTTAGGTTCGTCGAGTTCCTTGGGTTCTTCCAGGTCGGCAGGTTCGTCCTCGCCTTCGTCCTCCGTCTCGCCCGCCTCCGGGCCTTCTTCGACGTCGCCCGTGATCGTGCCGACAGGGGTGTTGGTCGGGCGGAAGAGCAGTTCGAACGGGATGCCGTATTCTTCGGAGAGGTTCTTGATGTGGACCATGTCGGCGGCCCGCTTCTGCATCTCGGTACGGAAGTCCAGACCGCGCTGGGCGTAGAGTTCGGACATCGAGAGGAGGCCCATCTCCACGTCAGCCCGGTCGTTCGCGGCTTCGCGGCCTGCGTCGACGGTGACGCTCTTCGGGGTCGTCCAGGAGACTTGGTTCCACATCGGGTCATCAGGGAGTTCGCCGGCGGCGATGGCCTGCCCGATGATATAGCCCCACGTCGGGACGCAGAATTGTTCGATGATGACCTGCTGGTACTTGGAGAAGACGCGACCAGCCTTGGCGGTCACGAGGCGGACGGTAGCACCGCCCAGACGAGAACTATCCCCTACAAATTCGTAAGGCAGGACGCCCTGCGAGATGTCCCGCTCGAGAGCAGCAAGAAACCCGGTAAAGGTCGCGTTGGGGCGGGCTGACTGGAAACTCGACATGGACTCGCCTGGGGAGAGAGCGATCAGTTTGCCGCCCATCGTGTTCGCAAGGTTGGCGTAGGAGCCGTTCTGGACGGCCCCGAGTTCGGATGCCATGTCTCCATCAATCACTCCACCTTCCTTGGTAATGATGCGGGTGATGTCGCCATTGTCCTTCACGGCCTGCTTCTCGAGGGCGAGGATTTCCATCTCGTCCTGGATGGAGTTGATGGAGTGCTGGAGCAGGGGGACGCCGCGGGCGCCGGACGCGTACTCCTGGTCAACGACCATCATCATGGACTGGGCCAAGATTTGACGGGAGGAGCCGTCGGAGCGGTAGACGTTTACTGCGATGTATTCGCCGAACGGACCGAACTGAATGCCGTCGTGCATGCCTTCGGGCACCTTGCCTTCCAGCGGGTCGCCAACGCGGTGGGCTTCCATCAGCTGGATTTTGGCCTCGCCGGAACCGTTGCGGACCTTGGCGGCGAAGGAGTCCCCGTCACGGATCATGCCGCGCAAGAGGATAGACTGGGCCTGATAGAATGAGAAGCGGTTTGTGATGTCGATGCGCTTGGCCTTCTCGGCGAAGTAAGCCTCGTAGGTCTGCTGCATCTCCGGGGTCGAGGCATGGCTCTGGGGCTTGATGCCGTCGCCGACCGTATAGAGGCACATGTCCGCGAGGATCTGCTTGAACAGTCCCGAGTTACGCTCCGCCCAGCGGCACTTGCGCACCATCGTCAGGCGGTCGTAGGGCGTCAGGTCGCGGCGAAGGTCGCGCGGTTCGGCTCCGTAGGACGCACGGCGGGCACGCGTCACGCCGATGCTCTGCCAATCGCCGTAGGAAGCCTGGGGCTTCGGGGCCGCGGGCAACGCTTTCGGCTGCTTAGGGCGCAGGCTGACAGTCGGGACTTTCTTGCGGGATGCCATAAATCAGTCGTTTCGGTTCTGCCAGTCGGTCGAGATGATGGTCGTGCGCCGTCCGTAGGTTGCAGGGTCGAGACGAGAAAGGGCGAACATGGCCTCGGAGAGCATCTCCTTGGGAGGCATGGCGAACTGCTTCGA